TTGGTCGATGCGGCTGATCCTCATCATGATCTACACCTAATTCCGCTGGTCCATAAACCTCATCAGTTGAGATGTAAAAAAACATTTTTAATCTTGGTTGGTGAAACCTAGCATACTCGAGTAAGTTATAAGTACCTATAGTGTTGGATTGTAAAAAGGGTAATGGCTCTACAAGGGACCTATCCACATGAGTTTCGGCTCCAATGTGGAATATATAATCTAACTCACCTATATTTTTAACCAAATAATCGTTGATAACTCCACGGAAATCGTGATGAAATATCTTTAACTTGCCCCTAAAGTCCTTGAGTCTGTCGTATGTTCCTGCATAATTAAGACCTTCCAGGATAATTATTTCCCACTTCGGGTACTTCTCTACAAAATACTTTATAAAATGACTACCAATAAAACCGGCCGCCCCTGTGATTAAAACTCTCATTCGCCCCACTTCTCCTTTAGTTTTTGTTTACTCTCGTTCATTAACTCTGGTGTTCTGGGGTCGGCTGTTGTAGTTGCTCCAATTACGTGATAGATATTAACTTTCTTGGTCGAGGCATATTTTTTACCTAGTTGATCCATCCTCCTCATAAAATCCAAGTCTTCGCAGTAAGCAAAAAACTGCTCATCAAATAAGCCCACTTCGTTAAAAAGCTCTTTCTTTGCCAAAACACAAGAGAAATCCCTAAAGTCACTAAAACTAGAATCAATTGGTTGGTCGATCCAAAGAGAACGCTTCTGGGCGGCCTCTACAGCCCTGGAAAAGGGTTCACCATACATAGGAGTAGCCATTGCTAACTCGACTTGTTGTAGAGCCTCTTGGAGGTCTTCAAGCCAATTGTCGAAAACCATAGCGTCGTTGTTAAGAAAACAAATATACTCCCCGCTAGAAACCCTGATACCTTGGTTCCATCCCACCGAAACCCCTTTATTTTCTTCGTTAACTACTAGCTTATCCACTTTGTAATCAGAGAGTTTTCCTGGTTTAACAGTCGAGCCGTTGTCTACCAGGACAATCTCGTAGGGAAGTTTGGTATGTTCTTTAACCGAGCCGATGCAGTTACCCGTATAATGAAACAGTGAATAGTCAGTATTATGGCAAAGAATAATAATGGAGGTTAGACCTGGGATTAACGCTGGGTTGTCTGTTTCTACCCCCGATGGACTAGTCTGAGTAGTAGTTTCTTCCAGCACTTGGAAGGTAAAGTAAGGGTTTTTATTGATTGTTTCCATAGCTGTCATTTATCTCCTTTACTTTTTGTAAGAGTGAGCTCTTACTATAGTTTGCAAATGATTCTAAATCCTTCTTTAAGCACTTCCCACCAACTCCTCGGTAACCACTATAGTCCGTAAAAAAGTGATGGCCGCTTCCCCAGGGGTGGGTCAGTAACCGATCCCTAATAAAAGAATAGTTAGCACCGTTATTTTTACAAACGTCGGCCATCTCCTCGGCAAAGATTACTTTAAGGGAGAAGAAGTTGTTAAACACATATTTCAGGGTTTCCGCAGTAACATTATCCGTTATTTTTGGCTCCAAATACTTGAACCGAGACTCGTATATACCCCTGACTTCCTGGATATAATTGGGGTTTGATCCACCGATTATTACCATATCTGGTCGTTTAGCATCCGATGCCCAGGTTGCTTCAGTTAAAAATTCTGGATTGGATATCACCCTATCCATATTCAATTCTTCCATAATTGCATTGGCAGTTCCTGGAATAACAGTTGAACGGATAATATAAAGGGGATTTGCTCTAATCCCCTCAACTTGCCTTATTATTTCCCTAATCGATCTGGTGTCACACTCGCCGTTGACTGTTGGGGTGGGGAGACAAATAAATACGTACCGACAGTTGGCTGCGTCGTTCAGAGTAATTGTAGCGTCCCCGTTAATATCAAAATGTTTTGTTATTCCAAAGGCTAAGGCGGTAGCTTTACCGACCACCCCATAACCGATTATACAAGCATTATTCATATAACAGTGGTTCTAATTCGTGGCTGAACACGTAGTCTAAGTTACGCTCTTTCCTTAGTCTGGTAGCTAAGGCCAGTTCTGGGTGTTTTAAGCGGGAGGCTATCATCCCTGCAGTAGTATAGTGATAGTCACGTTCCCATTTCTTTCTTTCATCATTAGAAACATTGGCTGGCCCATACTTAGTCTCGGTATTACCATCTTGAGCATTCATAATATCTACGTTAGAGGAGTACTTTCTAAAAATAGCGTTCTCTCCAAAAATATCCCTGAAGGGCGGGAAGTCAAAGTTGAGGACAACTACTTGCTTTGTCAAGGCTGCTTCTTGGGTAATCAGGCTATAGCTTTCCGAAACAGAGGGCATAATAAATACATTAGATAATAATTGGAAATCCCTGACCACAGTGTTGGGAACTTCCACCTTCCAATCATCCCTTTCTTCGCTGGTGAAGGTAATTTCATTAGGGTTTAATCCGTAGTCAATTGCCGTCTGTTTTAGCTCCTCCCTGTAGTTAACCTTATCACCGCCGGTAGAATGGAAATCAACGATGATAACCCTTATGGATAAATCGTAGTCCTTTAGTTTAGCCATCGTTTTGATTACATATTCTACCTGTTTCCCCCGATCTAGCCTGATTGGATAAGTACAAACTGCATCGGCAGACAGCATCTTCTTTTTATCCACTACTTCTTGGACTTCTGGGCTAATGCCAAGAAAACCGCATACATCAGTTGGGTGATGGACTATCCTAACTACCTCCTCATCCACCCCAAAATTGGTGGCTATTCTCGGAATTGAATAATGGTTGAAGAAAATGTAATAGGCATTGGGAAAAGGTTGCTGAACTAAGTTTAAATATTCATCACTAAAGTGAGGCCGTAATGCTCCTAACGTGACTGGCGACGTGGCTGAGTGAATCCAATGCAACCAACGAGCGTTCACGTCTTTGGCTACCCGTCTGGATGCAAAATTATGCTTTAAGGCTGCTGGCTGATAAATGACATCGTGAGTTAGTACCACTGAACCATCCTGAATGATTTCCCTTAGCCTACGTTCAATTTTATCTACGTCCTCATCAAAGGTAGGATCTTTCTTAACCTCGTTGTGGCAAGGAACTAGGGGTATTTTCTCAATCGTTACATCAGGATGGGCATACATCTGGGCTGGTTCAAACGATTCTTGAACAATAACAGTAGGCTTATACCCATTTTTAACGAACATTTTAATCTGATCTTGAACGACTCGATTTAAAGAGTAGGCTTCGGAGATTTCGGAGAACTGGGTAAAAATGATAATTTTCTTAGCGGTATTTGTACCTTCCACAATAACCAGTCTAACAGGTGGCTAATTATGTGTCAAGGTAGTTTAATGTATCAAAATATGACATATTCTACAAAGAGGCATTAAATTTTTTATATCATTATTACGTGAATCTCCATCAATATGATGGGCAGCTTTTGCTCTTGTTTTACATTTTTCACATTTTCCTATTGAAAGTCTAGGAAATTTGGCATAAGTTAGACCACTATCTGAAAAACTTTTATAATCTGTTATTTGTTGATGAATATATTGTCTACTAACATTCAATAATCTAGCTATTTCACTCATTTTTAAACCAGAATCATAAAGAAACTTCATTTCTTGTTTAGACATATCACTTATTTATTACTAGGGTTACCTCGCCACCCCAGTCAGAACCACCCTGTTCAAAAACCAAGTGGATTCCCTTAGTAAATTTCATTGGTTGGGCTGGGGTAAACGGGGTTGATTCCCCAGTGTTGGCTGCTATCCCTAGCCTAGCATTAGCCGTAATAGCATCAGCAGCGCTATCTGCATCGTAAACCCTTACGAATAAAGCCGATCCAGCTGCTGTCCCCAATATTGCAACTAGTTCACACGCAGAGTCGACAGCAGTATAAGCGTTACCGGTAATATCGCTATCTATATTTATTGTGTGTGAAGCAACACTTGGTTTAGTTAACATTAAAACGCTCCTGGTCTTCTAACATTAGGCCTGATAAACTCATCATCAGTAGTTAAACCTTCTCCATACCATTCAACACCATCCTTATCAACGCCACTACCTGCTGGTATTCCTTCTGGATCGAATCTAGCGGCCCTTTCCGCAGTTGCCCTTTCCTGGGGAGTAATAAATTCTTTGCCTTCTTCGACCACTGGCTCGCTTTTGTGACCTTTTTCGTGGGCAATTACGGCAATATGCTGGTCGTTAGCATAATCACCATACTTACAAACGTACTTGCCGTTCAGCTTTACTTCCTCCAAAAAGGCGTAAACTTCCAAAAGTCGGTCGGCTACCTCATCATCAAACGCTTTAGCTTCCCCGATACCTAGACTATAGAGTTTCTTGAGATGAAGAAAGTCTTTAATTGGTGCTCCCTTTTCAGGATTTTTTATAGTTTTCATATTTATAAACTAGTTGTTGTACTAGTAGTGGTACTCGAAGAAGTCGATGTACTCGAACTAGTACTCGTGCTGGTAGTGGTCGTGCTAGTACTTGTGGTAGTCGTTGAAGTTGAAGTACTGGTTGTCGTACTCAACTCGGCAAAAGCCCAGGTAGTACCGTTATACACAACCCATTGGTTGGTATCATTTTTAAAGAAGAAGTCTCCAGCTACTGGTTCTACTGGGAAAGTAGTCTGGACTCTTCTTTTAGATTGTAAACTTCCAAATTTAGTCATATTTATCCCGTTGTCGTTGTACTAGTACTAGTGGAAGTACTCGTACTCGTCGATGTGCTTGTAGTCGTGGTGCTGGTCGAAGTAGTCGTACTGGTACTACTAGAAGTACTGGTACTGGTAGTTGTAAATTGAAACCCCAACCAGTTATTACCAGTATATCTCATCCAAGTATTTATACTGGTGTTGAAATACTCATCACCAGATACTGGGTCCGCTGGATGAGCGGTTTCGGTTCTTATTCTTCCTGCTAGATCTGTAATGTGTGTACTTGCCATTTTTTACTCCTACACTGTTGTACTAGAACTAGAACTGGTGCTGGTGCTCGTACTTGTGCTAGTTGACGTACTGGTACTGGTTGTTGTCGTGCTTGTACTGGTACTTGTCGTTGTCGTACTCGTACTAGTAGTAGTTGTGCTTGTTGACGAACTAGTTGAAGTTGTTGTTGAAGTGCTAGTACTAGTTGACGTACTGGTACTGGTGCTGGTAGTAGTTGTTGTTGAAGTACTAGTAGAAGTACTCGTACTGGTCGTAGTCGAGGTACTCGAACTCGTTGTCGTAGTAGTAGTACTTGTACTAGTAGAGGTAGTGAAGGCTAACCCACGCCACTGAACACCATCCCACCTCATCCAACGGTTATTGCCTGTATCGTAATATTCATCACCAACAGAAGGACTGCTTGGATCGCTTGTTCCCGTTGGTAAATGCCCTATTATGCTGCTAAATTTACTCGTCATAAAGCTCCTGTATGCCCTGAATAAATCAGGGGTATCGGTTATGGATCAGGGGGCCAGAGCAGCCCCCCAACCCAATGTGCTAGTCGTTAGCCGCTGTAAGCAGCTCCATCACCTAGAGAGCCCCATACACCTCGCCAATCACTCCAACCACGGGAGAATCTTTGGCGGGATTTGAATAGCGCCATATCGGTGTCGAAGCTATCATCCTGCTTGAACTCTGGTCGTACTCTGTCAAACCAGTTGAGTTCGTGTACATTGGAATCAATCAAGAACCATCGAGTTGTATTACCATCCATGTAAATCCAATCGATAATCTTGAACTGATTCTTGTAGACGTTTGCGTCATTGTCAGCCGTACCTTGTCGTAGAGGTGAATCTATAATAAGGTGAGCTGTTTTCCTTAGATCGATTGGGATAAGAAGAGTGTCTGGAAAGACATCAATTCTTTGTCCCTTGTCGTCCAGCTGACCTCTCATTGCAATAAGTGCAGTTTCAAGGTTTGCTTCGGTCAAAGTAATACCAGTTGAGCTAGCATTGCTTTGAGCGGTTCCACCATCAGCTCGGTCGTGTGAAGTAGAGCAAAGCTCTTCACTGTCACCACCAAGGTAAGAGGAGTTAAAAGCTCGGTTAAATACCTGAGCTGCTTCTCTTTCCCTAGTTCGACGAGCGGATCGTGCTAAAGCGGCTGGTTTCTTGTTAATTACGTTGTAGAGATCGTCTTCCCACATTTCCCTACTAACCTTAAATCCTTTAGTGTACTTGAGGTGGGTGTAGGTCACGTCAAACATTTGAACTGGGTCCTCATAGTCAATTGGGGCGCCTTCAGCAGTTTGCTGCATGTAGCCAAACCCAGTGACAGCCGAGTCTCGTTCATCCTGTTTAGCGGAACTATTTATGTGGAATATTTGAGTCAGAATCTGCGGAACTTCACTATAGCGGTCATCGAAGATCTCACGGAATCCTGGCTCTAGTAGGTCACCAAAATCTGCTCTATATGTAGCCATAATTCATACCTCCTTATGCCGCATTCACAGCTTCAGCAGTTGTTTGATTTCCAATCTGACTGATTAACTGTGGCTCCGCAATTCTAAATAGACCTTTGGAAAGGTCCCCATCGCCGTCAGGGTCCCGTGATATTAACTGGAACTGTCCAGAAGTATCAGAGACCGTGCCTTGATCGATTTGACCTGAGGCAGCTACCACATCGCATAGCTGCAAATCGTTGGCGATAGTAAAGTTACCATTAGCATCGTTGTACCAAAGCAGAACTCCTGCTGGATCAACGACAACTGCACCCTTAATATAGGTTGCTGCCGTTTGATTTGCCGAACCAGTTGCTACTTGGTCATCTTCAGTTAGGGTCGCCCCCACCGCATCTGCGCCAAGTGAAAATGGGTTAATCCCATCCTGATTATACAAACCTATTAGTATGCCTAATACTGGGTTCCCTGCCGCTGCTCGGACGAGAAATCCACCAGTATTAACTCTAACGGCATCGCCTAACTTCAGGGTTGTAGAGTTCGCCACTCTAAATTCTTGAGCGGCTGGAAGGTCTCCTCCATAAAGAGACTTCCTAAACCTAAATCCTGTTGTTGAACTGTATGCCATTTTTTATACTCCTTGTTGTGTTTCTAATATCTCTTTCTTCCTGGCAAGATACTTCGCAACTGGTATGCCCATTTTTTGCGCTGTCTCTCGTTCAGAAGCAGAGAGTTCTAATTCCGAGCTCATACCACTCGAGGAAGGAATACTTCCTATCGAACCTTGTTGGTTAACCTTATTAGCCGTCAAAGCCTCAAGTTTTGCCGTTTCAATCAAGGCTTCTTTATTAGCAATAAAGTAGGCATTCTCCAGATAACGAGGCAACTTCTGCAAGGAAATTGTGTTAACAATATCTGCATAAGTCATCCTTCCACCTGGATCCGCCAAATCTGCTAACGCATTGCCGATCTTAACGTGCATCTCTCGTTTTTGGTTTGGCGCTAATTGATCAACCCCGTATTTCCTCTCGAAATCAGCAATAATTTGATTTTCGAGTGCCCTTCTAGTATCTAAATCTGCTGCGGGAATTTCTTTTTTCTGCTCAACGTCTTTTTTAGTTTCCTCTCGTTTTGGTGCTCCAAACCCACGCTGTTCTTTAATCTTATCGTCGAGCCGTTGGTAAAGCTCTGGGTCTGCCCAGACTGCCTGAAGTACTGGATCCATTTGGTCTCGAAATGACCTAAGTTCACCAACTTCAGTTGCCTGTTCACCGAGCTTTTTTTGCAGCTCGTTGTAAGATTTAAGTACCTCTTCAGTACTTTTCCCCGCAAATTTATCTTCTAAAGGTGCTGGCTGTAAATCAGCTTGTCCAGTATCAGCCGTTACTGGGGCTTCGGTTGGTTGTCCCTGAACTTCAGGGGCCTTTTCTTCATCTAACATTTTGGGCTCCTTTCAAGAGTTGTCCAATAAAAAAGGTACATCGCAAAAGCGAGTACCTTCCATTTATAAAACTATATTTAAATTATGAGATATTCTAGATTACTTGTCAAGCTACCGCTTCTTTTTCTGGTGCGATGGCTTCCATCCGGTCTTTCTAAGAGTACCATAAATATATTTAGCGGCTCTTTCGTCCTTGAAACCCTTTTTCTTCGCCTGTACCTTTAGCTTTCTTTCCAGCGCTTTAGGCATTACTTATGCATCCTCTTCTTCATTTTCTTCATTTCTTTTTCGGCCATCATATGACCTGCTTTAGTTCCTTTTAGCTTTTTAGAAACCTTTTTACTGGCCTTGCCCTTGTACTGACCCTTGTGTGGCATTTTGACCTCCTTGCTGTGGACCTTGTAACGGGCTATTCTGACTCAATAACCCTAATAATAAAGCGTTCAAACCCAATCCTAGTAAATCTTGAAGGGTAATCTGAGCAAGACCACCACTGGGAGTACCCTGGGCGGCAGCCGGTGGGACTGCCTGTTGAGTAGGTTGGGGTATTCCGGCCGTATCTGGTGGTAGGAAACTATCCATTCCTTGGGGAGCACCGCCAGATGGCATTCCTACATCTGGAGGAGTCGGTGTTTGCCCAAAAGCTGGCGGCAATGTTGGGTTAGCACTTCCCGATGTGGGAGTGAACTGTTCTATCAATCGATTTTTTGTGTTATCCAAAAAGTCAAACTGAGCCATTATTTATTCTCCAAGCGTTTTTCTAATTCTAATACAGCTCCTTTTAAAGTA